TTCGTCGTGTACGCACAAACCAAGTCATTGTATCTGTTTTCTTCCTGTTGCGCGTCGTACGATCTATGTTGAAATTCGTCCGTCTCAATAGCTAGCACTGTGCCTTTGATATGAATTCTGTGGTCCACCCTTCTTCTCATTGTGCAATCGCAGCCTCCCCACACCAATGGCATATCGTGAATGAAACCTTCGAAATTCTTGTTAATATGTTCACGGACCAGCTCCTCCTTCGTCTTTCCCTTTATCTTAGGCGTGCGGGGGTCGTCGGGGAATATATTTTTGAAGCAGTGTGTGCAATAGCCGTCGTACTTATCATTCTCAATTCTAAAAGTGCACCATTCAGATACACATGTTTTACGTGTTCCAGAGTATTCCATGCCTTCCAGCTTGTGTTTCGCACAATACGTAAGCTCTCCATTGTGCCCGTAAAACGGTTGTGTTGTGCAGCCGTCATGTGCGCATGTTTTCTGTTTTACAGAGAGTTCCATGCCTTCCAGCTTGTGTTTAGCGCAATACGTGAACTCTCCGTTGTGTCCGTACATTGGTTGTGTTGTGCAGCCGTCGTGTGCGCATGTTTTCTGTTTTACAGAGAGTTCCATGCCTTCCAGCCTGTGTTTTGCACAATACGTGTACTCTCCATTGTGCCCGTAAAACGGTTGTTTTGTGCAGCCGTCGTGTGCGCATGTTTTACGTGTTCCAGAGTATTCCATGCCTTCCAGCCTGTGTTTCGCGCAATACGTGAACTCTCCGTTGTGCCCGTACTTCGGTTGTGTTGTGCAGCCGTCATGTGCGCATGTTTTCTGTTTTACAGAGTATTTCATGCCTTCCAGCTTGTGTTTCGCACAATGCGTGAACTCTCCATTGTGCCCGTACCTTGGTCGTTTTGTGCAGCCGTCGTATGCGCATGTTTTCGGCATTACTTCTACATTTTTATCCGGATAAAATCTTAAATTAATTTCCGCACATTTTGAAAAAAAATATTAGTTAATTTCAATTGAAACATGGTAGTTGATTTAACCGACGCGTACATCAAAGATAAAGTCAAAAAACTTAAAGAAAATGGCAAAGTATTTTCAAACGGCCTTTTAAGCAAAACGATCAATCGAAAACTGGATATAATGGTGTATTTGATACATGTATGGAAACTCAACAAAGGAAATTTTCCGTTCATATCAAATGTAAAATTATCAACTAAACGATTGCAAAAACTGTATAAAACATTCGAAAACATGACTATCAAAGATATAGTTGAAATTTCGAACCAGAAACTTTCGATTGAAGGCTTGAAATTCAAGAATTTGGAAGGGTTACCAAATTTCACAAATGATATTTCTTTTGAAAAATTGGATAAGAATATACCGGCTAAGAAAGACGACAAAATTTCATTTACAGCCACTACAAATACTGAAGAAACACGGATTAGTTCTGAAATTATTGATGAAAAACCTCCTGCTATTGTAATTCGGCCAAAAATCAAATTCATTACAGATGGCTATTCTATACCGAAAGATAGTGTAACAATAAAATTTACCGACGCGAAGATCACCAATTAATCACATCAATCGTGTCCTACTATATTGAATTCAAAAAAACGCTGTTTTTGCCCAAGCATTAAAGGCGGGAAAAATACTGTCAAATGCTTTGGATAAAGTATTAAATCCCCGGCATTTAACTCCCCTTCATGTAAATTCCTCACATCAACAACTATGTCAGCTGATGAAGAAAAAAAATTCCCGTAAGGCATTTTAAATTTGAAATTCTGGTTTGTGTCTAATTGATCGATGATGAGAATTCCTCCATAGCCTTTGGCATTAAAGCTGTTTCTTATTAATCTGGATTGATAAGAAGGGTCCACAGTCGATGAAATCTGCATGTTGTCGACTCCAACGGGTATAGGATAGAAGTGTTCAAATTTAGACAAACAAGGCGCGATGGCTTCTAACAGCTTGCACTCAACATCATTTGATTCTAGAATATCGATTTTCTTTGTTGACCAATCCGCAACACTTTCAACAAAAATGCGAGTCACCAGACGATCTATATTAGACAAACTTTCGTAATCTGCCCTAATTTCATCATTTTTAAATGTGTATTTTTTTTGACTGTCGTATTTATAATACTCAGCATTTTTTTGTAGCTCCTCAACCATCATATTTAATATAAATGTCCACAGTTCAAATCTTTAAGTTAAAATGAGCGTAAAAATCATTTAAAAACATGTTGCTAGAGCATATAATATAAAAAAACAATAATGCACCCGCCTTCCGAAATCATAGAAGAGGTCACTATCGATCGCGAGTACGGCCCGCACATCGGGTGCTGCAAATGGTTCAACAAAAAACTTGGCTACGGTTTCATAACAGTACTGTCAGATATAGAGCATAAGGGCAGCAACATTTTTGTGCATCATAGCGGAGTCCATCCTCTAAACAGCAACTTTAAGACGCTACGCAAGGGAGAATATGTCAGCCTTGATATAATCGACGGCAAAAATGGAACACAGGCCATCGAAGTAAAGGGGATTATGGGAGGCCCACTCATGTGTGATCAAATCGAGTACTCCATCAAAGGCAAATTCACTTCTGCACGGCCTGGGACACTGCAAGCGTAATCAACGCAGAAGCTATCAATACATGAATGATGATTTCAATGTTACTCTTCCCATTTCCAGCGAAATCAACATCTCCATATGACAATTTGTGACAGAATGGCTCTTTTCTATTGTTTCTGCAATAAATATCATAACAAAGTTGGTTGTAATGATGCATGTATTTTTCATCAGATGATCCTTTGTCAAATTTCATACAAATTGATTTTAATAAATCATCTTTATTCTTCGTTGCTCGATTACATTCGCCATTATTTGACTTAATTTGTTCTCTATAGTCTTCTAAAATCTTATTTTTGTTGTATGAGCTCGCCTTTAAATATTCCTTGTTAAGTTGGTTAAAATCTCTGTTTCGCAAATCTCCAATCGGCTTAAGCTTATTGACAACGCGATATAGATTCGCCTGTGGGCAAACATTTAATTCATATTTGTGATTTCTTTCACAAAACAATCCCATGGCGTCATTTGCAGCAAATCCAGCGGGACATTGATTGAAGCTGAAAATGTATTTTCTATTCGCATTTCCCATATGCCAAGATGGAGTCATATACCACGCATCAGGTGGGTTCTCACATGCGGTAAAATATCTGTAGATAAAAGTTGACAGAACACCACCAGTATTTTTATCGATGTTACGCATGATGCCATATTCACATAGGAGCCTGTATAGTATCCAATAACTTATTAATGTCATCATGATTGGCGTGTAAATGAATATAAATACACCGTAATATATGAACGCTTCAGCAACTTTCACATTATTAGGTAAAGTAAACTTGTGATAAACAAATGCTATACAAAAAGTTGCCAAGGTAAGAGCTAATTTGATTAAGAGTACAAGAAGCTCGAACGGCCTTGTGATGTAATATCCAATATTTGTTGCTATTAAAATGATTAGCTCGATAAATTTCACGCCAAATTCTAGTAGATCGAAAAATATATCTATCATGTCCAGAAAGAAACTCATAATGTCCTTGATGAAGTTCACAATTTTTTCCAAAAAATCTATAAACTTGTAGAATCCGACCGCTTTTAAAATTGTCCTCAAAGGAGTCATAATTATGGCATCGAGAACCTGATTGATTAAGCTATTCACAAATTTTTTTATCTTACTCCATAGCCCCATGTTAAATCCTAACTAATTAAAACTGAGATTATATTTTTTTTGAAAACGTCAATCACTTGAGAAAAATTAACTTTAAAATTTATCCACGTCACAGGCAATCTTTGAGGAAGGTCCCGCCAGAGGTGAGGAGACTCTGATACCTATCCGTGTTGCCTAATATTTTAGTGCAGAAATAAGTGCCAAACAGTAATATAGACGCCGCCAGAACTAGATTCAGATAACCAGATTCGCGTTCCATGCTGATTAATTGTGCGTTGATATTCTGATATCTGTTCATGTAGTCCTTCAACATTTCTTTTTGCATCACTGCATCGCTGTTCATTTGCATGTTCATCATACCCATGCCCATGCCCATGCCCATGCCATATGGTGACATCATTCCCATGTTCATCGCAGAATTATTCATTTGTGAATTTGCACCAGATTCATCTCCACCACTTTGATTTCCAACAGCGTTACTGTCTGCTGATTCTTCCTTTTTACTCACTGCCTTACCCTTTACGCGTTTGCTTAATTCTTTTGATGAAAACAATTCATTAATTATTTTCCGTAAACCTTCTCTCGAATCATCTGATGCAAAGTCGTCATCAAACTTGTTAAGTTTACTTTTTATATCCTCTGTAACTGGTGAGGCCAACATTGGGTCTGATAAATATTTCCTCAATTCAGTAGATGCTTCTGCGTATTGATCATTTTCAAGGTAAGATTCAAATTTATCCTTTTGTTTTCTTCTTTCCTTCTTCGATGCTTTCATCGCTCGTCTTAGGCTTTCTTCTTGATCCTTACGCTGTGGTCCAAGGGCGTCATCTAGTCTCTTGATTAATTCTTCCCTATCACCATCAGTTGAAAGATCCCTGCTTTCAAGCATTTGTTTAATTTTTTCATCCGGGTAGTCCTCCTCGTTTTGAAGATCATCTGTTGCAGGTATTGCACCTTCATTTTTACCCACTGAAAATGTCTTTTCTATGTCTTTGACTAATTGATCGAGCCTATCCTTATTTTTCCAATAATCCGACACCCCAGTGCCTATAAAAGCAACATATATAATTCCCAAGAATACAGCCATGACCACGCCATTAGTCCACATTTCAGTCGCAGGGAACGGAGTGCGTTTCATACTACTCTTAATAAAATTGCATTTGTCATAAATTTCACACACCATGATAAGAGAATGATATACCTTTTTACAATTCTTCGATGACTTCGACTGTGTTGTGTACTCGTTGAAATAACGAGTGAGCTTACTAAATTCGTATTCGAACTTGGTTGTGTTTAATACATTTACCACTTTATCGTATTGCAAATCTGCTTTATGTTTTGTGATATAACTATAAACGAAAGTAAAGAATATAGCATATAACACTATCATAGAGGAAACCTTCACCGTTATGCTCATCCAATCATCTTCCTCCTTGTCATCGGGATCCGTTTGACCTTTGTTGTCATTTTTCTTTTTGTCTTCTTGCTTTTTGTCTCCTTCTCCGTCGCCTCCTTGGCTAAATTCTCTCCAGTCTGGATCAGAACCTGGTGTGCTCGTAGCCGTGCTCGCCGTGCTTTTCTTCGTAAATTTACTTTTCGCAGATTGGTAAGCTGATGAAGTAGATTTTCCAATACTTTGAGCTCCCTTAGACACTCCCTTCGCCACAGACTTAGCACCTTTTGTAGCGTTCTTCCCAATAGTTTTCGCCCCAGCTACGGTATCAGTGGCTAATGCTTTCGCCATGCCTAAAATTTTCCTGTCCGACCATCCAAACATAGCAGTGAATTTCACTATCAAGAGAATCCCAGAGCCGATCAACGCACTTTGCCAAATGTCGTTATAAATCGCCATCTTCTGGAATTTTTTACTAAATAGTATTTCTTCAGATTTCACATATTTTCTAAAAGATCTAATTGTGAGGTTCGTTTGATGCACATACTTATTCAGTTGACTCAAATCTTCGTCATCAAGCTGTTGAAGCTTGTTTTCAAATTTCAAGAAAGAAATGTATTTATTCATATTTATACCAGTACCATCTAGAACATTACTCCTAAATTTCTGCGAAATTTTTAAGTTGACATCGATGCGATTTACAATAAACTTGATATTAGATAATACCAAAGCTCGTTTTCCAGCGTCATCTTCAAATGTTTCGTCTTCCTTCAAATTAGCTGTCATAAATCGCATTATGATGTTTTCATTCAATTTGTATTCAGTGGTCAGCTCTATGAAATGTTGACGGATCATTTCGAATACTTCTTTGAAATATTTCGGGTCATCTAAATCTTCTGCTATAATTACTCTAGTTCTAGCTGCTTTCTGAAAGTCTCTGTATTTTGCTATGATTGTTGACGTATTGCTCTTTCTTTGCTGAATACGAGTAAACATGACTTTCAATGATAAATCTGTATCCAATGATTCAACGTCACTTGAGTCAACCGATGTCACCAGGACACCATCTTTTACATGAAATTCACGAACAGCTTTGAAATAATTATCAATGTCCGTATTATCGCGCAAATCATCCATGCCGTCACTGAAATATTGCCTGACAAAACTGACATACGTGCTGATTGAAAATGATGTGTAGTCCTGCATTTCGAGTGGAAATATTAATTCTAAACATTCTTTATATTCTGGCAAGGATTGTTCATTGATCATGTCAAGAGTCAACATAAATTCTTTCAATTTTTTTGTATCGGATTTTGAATCGTAGGAATTAAGTTCAAATAGAAATTCCATATATGGCTCTAACAACTTATCTTTCAAGAAATTTTCATAATGTGTATGCTCGGCAGTGCTCCGGTATCCCTTTGAAATTTCTTCTCTTTTCTCGATTGGACTTTTCGTGGATTTGAAGAGCTTCACTCCGTGATTATGCAACAAAATGTTGTAGAACTCTTCAAAGGCAACGTTATCATTTGTAAATGATGTATCGATATTGTCGGCTTTCAAAAGAAACTTCTTTTGTTTGGATATGAACTTATTTATAGAATTTACAGTTTGTTTAAACTCGGATTGAGCAGCAATGAAAATATTTTTGATGTATTTCAAATAATATACTTTGTACATTTGTCTTAAAACTTTGGTTTTGCAGTCATCAGCGTTTTGATTGCTTTGAATTTTCTCAAGATAATATCCTGATTCTTGATAGATTGATTTTAACGAAACAACAAGGTCAGAAACTCCTGAACAAACGCTTGTGTCTAAATCGCCCATTGTTGCATTCAGCTTCGTGTATTGGAAAAAACTGTTTGATAAAGTGAAGAGCATGTATATGTACGCGATGTTGCTGACAAAGCCAATGTTATATTTTTCAGCATCAGCTTGTTCTTTGAAATCATCTGATCGCAACCCTTGCTGAAACTTGTACACATTCCATACGTAAAACATGACATAGATCACTATAATGAAATGTGTGACATTTTCAAAGAATGCATAGTTGTCCTTTTTGGTGTTGATGGAGTCAAGTTTTTCGCTTAAATTTTCAAGAGATATGGCAAAATCTCTTCTTTTTTTCAAAAATGCTGCATCTTGCCCTTCGAATAACATGTCGTCTATTTTTCTCTTATCATTAGCGTCAACGCTCTTATTTTCTTTCAGAGAATATACGTGCTTATCCAGCAACTCTTTTACGTCATTATTTTCTTCCCTCAGAATTTCAAGAAACAGCAAATCATTACATATGTAGTTGACGTCGTCAGAAATTCTATTCATGTCCAAATCTGTCAGGTTTGGATTTTCTCCACAGTTCAAAGACATGAGATTGATGACATCTTCATTATTTTCATCAGCGGCTTCTGCCATTTCATTAAATATACAGTACAAAAAAAATCGAGTAAATTCTCACCACAGATCTATTTGAACTTTATTAACAGATCGATTTAAACATTTATGAATAATAATAAACATCGGTTTAGTGACAATGGTGGTCACACGAACAATGGATAAGAAAGCGAAATCAAAAGCTAAATCAAAAGATACGAAATCAACCCAAACCGAAGACGATCGTGCTACACTAAAGCGTAAATCTCCCGACAGCGGCAGTGACGATGAAGATGAAGACATCGACATCAACGATTTTGAAAGAAACAATGATAAAAAGACCGATACATTTGGTTCAAAAGATAACCTGCAGTCTCCGATCAACATAACAATTCACAATCATATGCCTCAACAAGCAGTACAAAATAAACGTGCGAAGCCAACATACTTCCAAGTTGAGCAAGATTATTCTGACACCGAATCCGAATACGCTGAAGAAGAGGATGAGGATGATTACGACGACGAAGAAGAATTTGAAGATGACGATGACGATGACGATGAAAGGATTCAATTAGAAATGAAAATCGGTAACACGTTGGGAAACTGGATTAACAGAATGTCTGATCGAGAAATAAAAAAAATTACTGACAGTGAACGAGATTTGAAAGAGGATGATCGTGTTTTAACAAATTTCGTTCGCAAATGCTCACCAGCAGACCTTGATTACTTCAAAAAACTCAGCACTGTTGAAAGAGAAGAATGTGCTCTTACTTTAAAGAGAATTGAGGGATTAAACGACGATTCTACTCCAATGAAGTTTAAAATCTTATCCCAAAAATTCGACGATAACATCAAAGCTATTGCGTACAAGAAACTTTCAAATCTTTCCTCTATGTCTCCTCATAATGGGGAATATCATAAGCTGAAACACTGGATCGATGCTCTATGCGGGATACCGTTCGGAAAATTCAAAGAATTACCAGTGAAATTATCAGATGGGCGTGATAAAATTATCGACTTTATGAAAAAAACGAAAGAACAATTTGATGAGCATATATTTGGCCACGCAGAAGCGAAAGATCACATAACGCGGATAATTGCTCAATGGATTTCAAATCCTAATTCTAAAGGCAACGTGATTGGAATCCACGGTAAACCAGGCGTTGGAAAAACTACATTGATCAAAGACGGACTGGCCAAAGCTTTGAATTTACCATTTGCATTTGTCCCCCTCGGCGGAGCACACGATGCTTCTTTTTTGGATGGACACGGGTTCACTTACGAAGGCTCTACATGGGGTAAAATCACCGAATTGTTGATGAGAAGCAGGTACATGAACCCTGTAATCTATTTCGACGAGTTAGACAAAATCAGCGACACCACACGAGGACAAGAAATTATAAATGTTCTGATCCACTTGACTGATCCCAGCCAAAACGATAATTTCTGTGATAAATATTTCTCAGAGATACCATTTGATCTATCCAAAGCTTTGATTGTGTTTACTTACAATGATGATTCGGCAATCAATCCGATCCTTAAAGACCGGATGATACGAATTGAAACGAAAGACTACTCCGTATCTGATAAGGTTGAGATTGCAAGAAGGCACATCATCCCTGAGATAAACTGTCAATTCAACATCGCGGAAAAAGAAATTGTGTTTACAGATGACATTATCAAAAAGATCATTGAAAGCACAGAGGAAGAAGCTGGAGTCAGGAATTTGAAAAGAAACATTGAATCGATAATAAGTAATTTGAATCTCAACGCCCTTATTGGAGAGCAAGAATATCCAATTACTATTGATGAAGAAGTTGTTGATATGTACAAAAAAAAGCCTAGCAAGAACATAGATGCCCCTCCTCACGGTATGTATGTGTGATTTCCCTCGCTTTGGGCGAGGTGTATATAAATGTCATAGAATATACGATGATTGTGCTCAACAAACTGATCGAGCAGGGTATATAAAGAGGTTTCGCGTTGGTTAACACGCCATAAGTTGTCATCAAACTTAATCCCAGAATATTTAATTGTAAAAACACCGTAGATATATCTTCACATGATTTCGAAACGTATATTTTGTAAATTTGAGGTATCAACTGAATGCCGAGAATGAATCCACCAAAATATCCGATTACGTCTATCAAAATCTGAAATGACATGTGATGTCAATATAACATGTCTTTAAGTGGATTCAAAAAAAAAAACAATTTAAAAATAAGTTATTTTAATATATAATCAATCCAATGACAATTTATAAAGAGCTCTCTTTCGAAAATGACGTCAAAAAAATTGAAGGCATCCAGTTCTCTGTGATGTCTGCCGATGAGATTAAGCGCATGTCAGTTGCCGAAATCGTGTCGACAGATACATACTCCGGAAATGAACCCATTATAGGGGGATTGTTCGACAGTAGAATGGGGGTCATAGAAAATGATAAAATTTGTAAAGTCTGCATGCAAAAGAACACCTTCTGTCCGGGACATTTTGGACATGTTGAGTTGGCGAAGCCCATTTTCCACATGCAGTTTTTCGACGTCGTTCGTAAAATTCTAAAGTGCGTATGCTTTCGATGCTCGAGTCTACTTGTTGATCCAGACGATCCAGATATTTGTAAATTCATCAACAAGAAGATCTCAAGGCAGAAGAAATTTGACTTTATTTATAAGCAGTGTTCCAAAGTCAAAAGATGTGGCACTTGCAATCCAGATGGCTGCGGGGCGAAGCAGCCTAACAAGATTACCAAAGAGAACATTGGACGGATAGTAATGGAATGGAAAAATGATGAAAAATCTTCAGCCGCAGAAACAAACGATTCTGACGTGAAAAAAGTTGTCTTCTTTGCAGAAGACGTGTTGAACATTTTCAAGAGAATCACTGATTCCACTGCGAACATTCTTGGATTTCCCAAAGAAATCAACCGACCTGAAGCTCTCTTGTGCACCTGTTTTCCCGTACCACCACCAGCTGTGCGACCAAGTGTATTTCCAAACGACACTGGGCAAAGATGCGAAGATGATTTGACACATAAGCTATGTGACATAATCAAAACTAACAACACTCTTAAGCAAAAAATCGCTAAAGATCCGGATAAGAAGGATATCATCGATTATTGGGTGTCATTGGTACAATATCACGTCTCAACTTTTGTTGATAATCAGTTGCCAGGGGTTCCCCCAGCGAAACAACGCACGGGTAGACCTCTTCGCTCTGTCACAGAAAGGCTCAAGTCCAAAGAAGGGAGGATACGCGGAAATCTTATGGGCAAACGAGTAGATTTCTCCGCAAGAAGTGTAATCACACCAGACCCCAATATAAGCATTGACGAAGTAGGTGTTCCTATTAAAATTGCCATGAACCTTACATTCCCTGAGACTGTGAATGAATTCAACAAAGACACTTTGCTAAAATATGTCAAGAATGGCCCGAACGAATATCCTGGCGCAAAATACATTAAGAAAGTTGGAGCAGAATACCGCACCGTACGAATAAACGATAGAAATTCAATGGATATGAAGCTTGCTGTTGGTGATATTGTAGAACGCCACCTGAGGGATGGTGACTATGTGTTATTCAATAGGCAGCCGTCTCTTCATAAGATGTCAATGATGGCTCACAGAGTACGAGTTATGGAATACGACACGTTCCGTCTTAATGTTTGCTGCACACCGAGCTATAATGCTGATTATGACGGAGACGAGATGAATATGCATGTCCCACAATCATTACAGACTGAGAACGAGCTCAAACAACTGGCTTCCGTGTCAACACAGATCATATCACCGAAAGACTCATCGCCAATCATATCGGTCGTGCAAGATATTGCTCTTGGGATTTACAAAATGACTGAAAAGGATGTACAGCTCAATGAAAAACAAGTCATGAATATTTTGGCTAATAGTACCAAATTCTCAGGAAACCTCCCCACCTCATTGTCAACAAATGTTTATGATGGGAATGTTTATGATGGGAAAGGTATTTTGTCGTCCATATTTCCCCCAACCATGAGCACAAGAGTTGGAGAAGCCGTCATCATAAAAGGGGAAATTACGAAAGACTCAGGAAAGCTCAGCAAAAAAACTTATCAAGACATGACAAACGGCATCGTACACTCAACTTTGAATGATCACGGTAGAGAAGTGACAAGATCCCTCTTCGACAACACACAGAGGCTTATTTGCGACTGGCTCGTTTACAACGGATTTAGTGTGGGTGTGTCAGATCTCATGCTTAATTCCACGACTAAAAACGTTATATCAAAAGCTTTGGCAGGTATCGAAACTGAGATTGCAGCATTCACTAAGGACAGAATCCATGGAGAACTCAACAACACACTCATGATGAATAACTATGAATTTATCGAGAGAGAATTACAAAAAATAATGAGTACCAACAACAAAAAGGTTGAAGAAGCTGTGTACAAGGATCCAAACATCAAATCCAAAGACAACAGAATGCTCAGCATGGTAAATTCGCGAAGCAAGGGAAATGTCATCAACGTTCTCCAAATGATGGGAGCAGTCGGACAACAAATAATCGATGGTAAAAGAATCAGTTACGGTTTCGACGATCGCACATTGCCCCATTATCAAAAGTATGACGACGGCCCTGAAGCAAGGGGGTTCGTAAGGCACTCCTTCATAGACGGCCTAAATCCGCAGGAGTTTTTCTTTCACGCAATGGGAGGACGCGAAGGTTTGATTGATACGGCAGTCAAGAGTGTTACCGGCGACACCGATATCATTGTCCTCGAAAATGGCGTCATCAGGGATGTCAAGATCGGGGATTGGATTGACAATTTCATGGAAGCACACCACATGGATATTGAATACAACGAAAAACGCCCAGATTTCGAATTCCTCGACATTAAAGATAAATGTCAAGTTTTCATTCCCACTGGAGATTCCAAAGGTAACACTTCATGGGGTCTGCTCACGGCCGTCACTCGCCATGATCCCACCGACGTCGTATATGAAGTTAAAACCTCAGGTGGGCGCACAGTGACTGTCGCGGATAGCGAATCTCTATTGATTTGGGACGAGTCTGCAGGACAGTTCCTGAAGAAACATTCCAGTCTCGTCAATGAAGGTGATTTCACGCCTGTTTGCATGAACCTACCTGCTCCTCCAACAATTATAAAATCAATTGACATGTCAAAGTACTTCCCGAAAGAACAATACGTTCACGGCACTGAGTTTTGGAAATGCGTAGAACTCATGCGCGAGGCTCAAGGAGACAAGTATTTCATTCCGAAAGGCTGGTATGAAGAAAACAACGGTAAAACATTCACTATTCCGTATACTTGCAAAGCGAGGGTCCAAAGAACCACGGTCCGCTCGAACACGGACAATATCAGAAAAGGTTGCATATATCCGTATCATGCTAAGCGAGAAGGTTCTCACATGCCAGACAATTTTGAACTCGACTATGATAACGGGGTATTCATCGGTCTCTATCTGGCGGATGGTTGTTTCCATGAGTCGTCTGGAACGATATCAATCACAAAAAATGATGAGTCGGTGCAAAAATTCGTCAAACAATGGTTCGATAAGTACAACATAACGCACCGTGTCGATGAAAGCAAAAATAACATTGGAATGTCTACGAGTATAATTGGATCTTCTACGCTATTCGCACGTTTCTTTGAAGGCCTAGTTGGTCATGGGTCACGAAACAAACATATTCCAGATGCTGCTTACCAGGCGCCTTTGGAATTTGCTAGAGGACTCATTAGCGGTTACTTTTCTGGAGATGGACACATTGGAGATTCTTCAAAGGCAGGTTTTATAGAGTGCTCTTCTGCTTCAAAATCCTTGATTGAAGGTATCCAACTGTTACTGAATCGCTTTGGAATTTTCAGCAAAATATCAGTAAAGCAGCTCAGGCAAAACAATTTGGGCACCGTTGATATAGCTGGATCATATAATCTGTCAGTACGCGCGCAATGGGGACGCGCATTCTTCAGAGAGATCGAACTCATTCACGAAGAAAAACAATTCAAATTACAAAAAGCCGTCTTCTCAGAACAGCACCGCAACTTCGACTCTGTTCAAGATTCTGTGATGGATGAAATTGTGAGTATCACCAAAAAATCTGGTTTTGAAGTCTGCGACAAGATGTACGACGTAACAGTGCCTTCGACCTTAAACTTTATGTCGAGGGGGGGCACTACGCTGAGGGATACGTCCGAAACAGGGTACCTCCAACGAAAACTAGTAAAAGCCATGGAGGACGCGAAGGTCCATTTCGACCTGAGTGTGCGCAACGCGAACAGTCAAATCGTGCAATTCATATATGGCGACGATGGAATGGACGCATGCAAACTTGAAAAGCAACATCTGAGCTATCTCAAATTTGGTACTACGATAAGTGATATCAAAGATCAATTCTTCGTGGAAACTGTTCAAAAGTTCAAAGGCTACGTGGACGAACCAACAATTAAATCCATGCGCACTGCAAAAGATCGTCCAAGACTCAATAAATTGCTTCATGACTACTTTGAAAAAATACTTGATGACAGGAAATTCGTCATTTCAAAAATATTGAAATGGAAATCAGATGAAAGCATCATCTATCCAATATCATTTGATAGACTGATCAAAAATACGATCTGCATTTTTGCACTTGATGAAATTGCTCTACCATCTGATCTTTCGATCGATCATGTGTTCGCCGAAATGGAAAAACTGTATGAATTGAAACTTGGAGTCTCAGAATCTCATAAGATTTTCCATATTCTAGTGAGGCATTTCCTGAATCCAAAAAAGTTGATCATGGAACACCGCTTTACAAAAGAAGCTTTTGATTACCTGTGCAAGTGTATAAAGCAAGTGTATTACAAGTCGCTTGTCAATCCAAGCGAACTTGTTGGAGTGGTGTCAGCACAAAGCATCGGAGAACCAACTACACAGCTCACTCTAAACACTTTCCATCTCTCCGGAGTAGCTTCAGCTTCAAAATCTGTGAGAGGTGTTCCAAGAATCAAGGAACTACTGAGTATATCGAAGAATATTAAATCCCCAACTATCAGCATACATTTGAAAGATGAGTATGCGTATGACATTGAGAAGGCGGGCGAAGCCAAATCCCACATTCAGACAACATATCTTTCAAATTTCATTGATAAGATGGAAATATATTACGAGGGCGCTGATGATTCCTCTTCTGAATCTGACTCTTCTGGAGACAAAGAATTCGTTCGATCCTTCTACAAATACTCGGTGATTGACGATGATAAAGAGCAGGTCGAGTGCGATCCACAAATATTCAATTGGGTTCTCAGAATAGAAATCAACCAGGATAAGATGATAGGAATATCGACAGACGACATCTACAGAGCTTTCGTGAGCACATACAACGAGCGTATGTCATGCGTGCATAGTGATGACAACTCGTCAAAGATAATATTCCGGATCAATCTCATTCCAGATAAGACAGACGACATAATCACTGACATGAAAGCTTTGGAACAAGAGTTCCTGCAACTGAAGATCAACGGTATAACTGGAATCAATAACATTTCAACTCAAGCAGGCCACGTGAACATGCATATAAATCCAGACACTCAGAAACTGGAGAGCGTGGTCAGGAGCCCAAGTGCATTTGAACTCAACACACCCGCGGTCAATACAGATGACAAAGCAAAATACTTCACCCTGGAAACAGATGGTACAAACTTACGAGACGTACTAGGAAGCAAGTATGTTAACTCCAGAAAGACAATATCGAACGATGTCCACGAAATATACCAATTACTTGGCATCGAAGCAGCACGACAGGCTTTATTCAATGAAATCGACGATATATTTAAGGAAGCCGGAAACGTCAATCAAAGACATATTTCTCTTTTGGTAGATACCATGACATGTAGAGGATCGCTGTTATCGATTGATAGGCACGGGATAAACAGATCGGACATTGGACCACTGGCAAAGTGCTCGTTCGAAGAGACAAGTGACATATTGATTAAATCAGGCGTATTCGGCGATTTCGATCGAATGCAAGGGGTCGCCGCGAATGTACTCGTGGGCCAGATTCCTAAATGCGGCACAGGAGATAGTGATATTATTATTGACCACTCCATCATTAGTAAATGTACGCCGTTAGGGAGAACTCCAATGCCAAATAATAAACATGACTTGGACAACGCCTGTGAAAAATTAGACGATTTGACATTGTCCATGGACGAATGCATGGAGCCAATCAATGATGATGAGGAAGATATGTTTGACGTTCAAGTCGACATAGTTTGAAAATTTTTGTTTTGTTATTTTAAGTATGGAGTTCAAATATAATGAACTCAGCATAATTATAGCTTGTGTTCTACCTCTCGTTATCTTCTATCAAATAAACAGAAAAGTGAACCTCATCTATTTCGTATACAAAAGCAACAAACTCGTCTACTTTACGATGAAGGCCTTGGTCGCTATCCTTTCAATTATTGCGTTAATGTATATCAAAGAACTTGCAAAAAAAATCACTTAAAAAATTGTTATATACTTTTTATTAAATGTGCGGAATATTATTCCTACATTCAACGAATCTTCAAGAAATTGACACCGACGCTGTGAAAGGCAACTTGAAGACGAGAGGTCCTGACGCACATAAGACCATTTCGATCAACAATAAAGCCCTCATCGAATTCAATCGCCTGAAAATAAAAGATTCCTCTGACCATGCCATGCAACCCTTTCAAGACGGGTCTACGTGGTCGATGTGCAATGGAGAGATCTTTAATTGGGAAGATTTGACTGAAAAGTTCGATTTACACTTGAAAACCCAGTGTGATTGCGAAGTGATTATTGCACTATTCAAGTTATTCATAATGAGTGGATTATCTCCTACTTGTGCAACTCGAAAAATCTGCCAAGAACTGGACGGAGAATTCGCGTTTGTAATTTACCATCAAGACGAAGACCGGGAGTTCATCATAGCAGCCCGCGATCCATACGGTGTGAGACCACTTTTTAGTGGGGAACTCAAAGACAGCTCTGGAATTTGCTTTGCTTCAGAAATGAAAGGTATACATGATTTGTGTTCAACGTTAGAACAATTTCAACCGGGAAGTTTCATGGTTGAAATCCATTCAAAGGATCTGGGGGTCAGGACTGAATCGTTTATGTATCGCGAGCCTTTTCCTACGACATCCACAATTGATGATGAGCAAGTCGCACTCCAAGCAATAAATTCATCGTTGAAATCAGCAGTGAAAAAGAGGTTGATGTCCGATAGGGAAATTTGTTGTCTCTTATCCGGTGGGCTCGATAGCAGCCTTATCGCTGGATTAGTCTCTACGCATTTCCCACCTGGAACTTTGAAAACATATTCTATCGGACTTATGGGATCACCTGATCTTCATCACGCCAAAATGGTTGCAAATCATATCAAATCGAATCACACGACAATTGAGCTGTCGGAAAAAGAATTTCTTGACGCGATCGAAACAGTTATATACACTATCGAAAGCTACGACACAACTTCTGTCCGAGCCAGCGTCGGTAATTACCTCGTGTCAAAATACATCCGAGAAAATAGTAATTGTAAAGTCGTATTCAACGGAGATTACGCAGATGAAGTGTGCGGAGGATATAAGTATTTCTCGCGCTGCTCTGATGCTGAAGAATTTCATGAAGAATGCGTAAGGCTCACAAGTGATATTCATTACTTTGACAGCCTCCGAAGCGATAGGTGCATATCTTCAAATGGACTCGAGGGAAGAGTGCCATTCGCAGACAAAGACTTCGTGCGTACATATTTGTCGATCATCCCCGAATTGAGAATGAGCGATAAACGTATCGAAAAGTTTCTACTACGAAAAGCGTTCGATCACGAAGATTTGATACCGACAGAGGTTCTGTGGAGGAAAAAAGAAGCTTTCAGCGACGGGGTCAGTACCATGGAGAATTCATGGCACAACATCATAAAACGCTACGCAGAGCAACATTTATCTGATGTTGATCATCAAAAAATGAAAAGAGACACAATAAACCCTGCAATTTCAAAGGAAACTGCTCTGTACAAAACCATGTTCAAAAAATTTTATGATTTCGATGCAATTATTCCTTACTATTGGCTGCCTAAATTCTGTGGTGAGATGAACGGCGAGCCATCTGCTAGAGAAATTTAGCCATTTTTCTATTTTTCTATATTTTCTATTTTTCTATTTTTCTATTTTCTCATTGGCTCTGCGCAACTACATTACCGAACTTCGCAATCGTCTTGAATTTAGAGGCATCGTCAACCTGGCCATTATTACCGGATGTAGAATTGAGTTTAACCAATTCGAGCTGTTCAGCGGCGTTGATCCTGAACGCGAAGGACACATATTCGTCCAAGGAATTGGCGGTGTGCGCGGTAATTCTGAGCTGACCACCCTTGAACTCCCAGAATGGCTCAAGATGTTTCAAGTCATCCCTCTTCGAGTTCATCGCCAAGTTAGAGGTGCCGCTGGAGTTGTTCCCCGACGAGGGAAGGTTCCACATGAGAGATTTCTCCCAGAGAACGTTGTCTTTCTCAGTCTCCCTCTCACTCGCGTTGCTGAACATACCAGGAACACCGCTAATAGTAATACCAGACTCGTGCATGTCTTGTTCGGCGGTGGCGTAGTTGCTTCCCTCGTAAGAGTACGTTCCATCGGAGTTCGACATCACTTCACTAGAGGACGAAGCACCGAGAACGATAGATTTATCCTCAACGAAGAGTTCTGTGACATTTGTCGCACTCTGGTTAATCTGCCCCATGATGTCTAAGTCGCCATGTATGGTAACGTTTTCATAGAACATGTCGAGAGTACCCGCCGCTTGACCCTCGCCACCGCCGTTGAAGTCTGTGTAGTGACCAAGGGCAGAGGCCAAGATGGTCTCTGCGTATAAATTCTTACCCTGGTCAACAGTAACGTTGTTACTAAACGTAGTCAGACCTTTGACTACAAGCGTGTTTTGTGGTTCCTTGCCCAAGATGACATCATTGGCGGCATTAAGTGGACCGTTGAATTTGTTACCCTGCTCACCGCCGACAGATAGCGAGCCGCTAACCTCCATTGTGCTGTCCGCGAAGACTGCATCATTGAAGGTAGCTACACCTCCGACAGACAGCTTACCGTTGGAGTCGCCTGTCTTGATAATGCGAAGAGCATCGTTGCTCATCGTCATCAGCTTAACAGCATCGGCGTAGAATGAAAGCGTATCGTCGTCAAGACCAACACCCGCCTCGGCACTTATGTATGTATCCGCATCACCATCTTGCATACCGCCGATGGGCTTCCAGTCTCTTTGCTCGTTAGTGCCCTGGAGACCCATGTGGATTTGACGTTGCTTATCGTAAATGATGGAACCAATGTTACTAGAATGATTGTAAGATTGGTATGTGGTGTAGTCGTCGTGTTGAGCGACTTGGAAAATCGCGACGTTATGAGCCATACGAACGTCTTTCCCAAAATTCGTGTCTGCCTTGACAGAGAGCTCGCCGCTGACTCTAGCTTCACCGAACGTGAGTGTGTTCGCCCCAAACTTAACATCACCGGCCACAGAGAGGTTGGAACCTAATCTAACGGTTGTGTTGAGGTAAGTTTCACCCGTGACAGAGAGGGTGGAGTTCAGTTTAACCGCACCTTGGTTCATGTTGAATCCAACGTTGTAATCAAGAGAATTGCTTGAGATGGCAACTTGAGGTGTGTTCGATTCGCCCGCGAATATGCTGATAATGTCGTTGTCGCCGCCGCTGGCGTCCATAGCCCGGATGAACGTGTCACCGTCGAAATCATTCACACCTTTATAGCCACCGAGAGGGATCCACACATGGGCTTCGCTAGGATCCTCAGAGTCGGTTTTCTTAGCAAGACCCTGGAATTGTCTCGCGTCTTCGTTGTAATATATAAGACCGTAGGCACTTGAGTTAGGAGGTCGTTCGGCGTCAGTGCCACGTGGGATTTCTAACTTGGGACCATTCACGAACAAATTGGATGAAAGATGGGTTTCACCCCTGACAGAGAGGACATTAGACATTGTTGTGGCGCCTTCGATCGCAACGGTGCTCTTGAATGATGCAGCTCTGTACACAGAGAGTGTCTCTCCCACTCTAGCATCTCCTTCAACGCTGAGGTTACCGGAGGTCTGCACATTGCCTTCGACGTCGAGGCTACCTGTCACAGAGAGGTTGGAACCCATATAGACTTGATTAACGATGTAACCCTTTCCTGTCACAGAGAGGTAGCTACCGATTTCAGCGGAGCCAACAATGTCAGTTCGACCCGTGACAGAGAGGTTGGAACCGACCTCGAGCTGTTTAAGGATGGACGCTTCTGAATCGACGGAAAGGTATCCATACGGTGCTGTTACCTGAACACCACCCGAAACGTGCAGCATGTTTGCGACAGAGAGGGAACCGCCAGCGACAACCACCCTACTCAGGTCATCTTGATCATCGTCTGTGATGCCGAGATGAACATCCCCTGCGACAGACAGGTTGCTACCCAACGTAGTAGAATTCACCACCTTGAGGGTCTTACCAACGGAGAGCTCGTTTTCTGTGGTAATTTTCCCGTTTACAGAAAGGATGGCATCGAGGGTGGCTGCACCCGCCACAGAGAGGGTGGAAGCGAGTCGAGTGGCGCCCACAATGTCAGTTGGACCCGTCACAGAGAGGTTGGAACCGAGTTGAGTGACGCCCAAAATGTCCGCCGTTTGGGCGACCTTGAGGGTCTTACCAACGGAGAGATCGTTTTCTGTGGTAATTTTCCCGTTTACAGAAAGGATGGCATCGAGGGTGGCTGCACCCGTCACAGAGAGGGTGGAACCGAATCGAGTGGCGCCCACAATGTCAGTTGGACCCGTCACAGAGAGGTTGGAACCGAGTTGAGTGACGCCCAATATGTCAGTTGTACCCGACACAGAGAGGTTGGAATTCACAGTGAGGTCATTTTCCAAGTTCACTGTATCATTTACAGAGAGTTTTGAATCAATGTTTACCTCTCCTTTGAGCCTAGAACTTGAAACTACCTCGAGGGTTTGCCCGACGGAGAGATCCGTTGCCGTGGTAATTTTGTTGCCAACAGAAAGGTAGTTAGTGAGTGTGGTGTGTCCATTCACAGAGAGGTTCTGATGCATTTTCGCTGTCCCCTTCATTTCTGAAACAGTGCCTACTGTAAGCCCCGCGCCAATATCAACGCTCGCCGCCGTATGAATGTCACTGGTTACCGAAAGATTCGAACCGAGTTGAGTTTTGCCCACAATGTCAGTATCGCCTGCAACAGAGAGTCCGGACTCCTGAATTCTCACTACGTTACTAAAAAGCGCCGCGCCGCCGACTGAAAGTTGTTTAGCGGCGATGAGGTCGCCCGCGATATTGGTGTCCTTAGTGTTTCCACTGTCCCCGTATCCGAGATAAACTCCGCCTTTGACCGAAAGGTTATCGTTAGTGAGGATAGCAGCGTTTACTGAGAGTGTGGAATGCAGTTTGGTTTTACTTTCAACCTCTACCTCGCCTACGAATCTAGAATTATCAATAACTTCAAGAGTACTCTTCAACCCTACGGCCCCATTCACAGAGAGTTCACCTTCCATTTTTACATCCCCAACCAGCCTAGAAGTTTCATCAACCCTGAGTGTTTTCCCGACGGAGAGATCCATTTCCGTGGTAATTTTGTTGCCAACAGAAAGGTAGTTAGTGAGTGTGGTGTGTCCTTTCACAGAGAGGTTGGAACCGAGTTCAACTTCTCCCTCGATGCCAACGGCACCTTCCACAGAGAGTGTTGAATCAATTTTTACCTCTCCTTTGAGCCTAGAGTTTTTATCAACCGTAAGGTTGGAACCGATTACCAAGTTCTTTTGGAAATTCGCATCAAGCCTTACAGAGAGTTCAGCACCGAGTCGAGTTATGCCCACAATGTCACCTGTTGTCGCAACAGAGAGGCTTTGGTAGAGTGTAGCGGCTTTCTTAAGGTGAGAAACCCCAGTCACAGACAAATCACCTACAGTCGTGAGATCACCTTTAATGAATGCTTCGCCACTCACAGAGAGCGAGGCATCCTGGTTAGTGAGATTGCCGATTACAAGGTCGTCGTAGAGGTATGATTTATCCCCTACGGAGAGTGTATCTTTGAGGACTGTTGCATCTCCAACGGAGAGGGTGGCTTTCAGCACAGTTTTGTCACCGACACTCAGTGTTGATTTGAGTAAAGCATCATCATTGACAGCGAGGTTGGATTTGAGCGTAGCAGAGCCCGTTACCTCGACAGCTTTTTGCATGAAAACATCGTCTTTGAGGGTGCTTACATCACTCACATCGAGGAACCCCTTGACGGACAGATTGCTACCCACGTAAGCATTGCTCCCTGCAGCAAAATGTCCAGCGACGGAGAGGTCCTTTGCAATGCGGGCGTCGCCATCGAGGGATAGGTTGGAAGCGATCTGGAGAGATTTTTTGAAGTACGCCTCCCCACTGAGAGAAAGTTTCGCGTTGGCGGTTCCGCCAATCTTAACAGCAGCTTGTGCGGTTACGGAATCGACGAATGTGCTCGTACCCTTCACAGAGAGGGCGTTACCGATTTGAGTTTTGCCCACAATGTCAGTTGCACCCGTCACAGAGAGGCTGGAACCGATTTGAGTGGCGCCCACAATGTCAGTTGGCCCTTTCACAGAGAGGTTGGAACCGAGTGTAGTGACGCCCGTCACAGAGAGTTCGGAACCGATTTGAGTGGTGCCAACAATGTCAGTCGTACCCTTCACAGAGAGGTTGGAACTGAGTATGGTGTCCCCATCGACGGAGAGGCTGCTACCCATTTGAACGGCGCCCAGAAGGTCAGTCGCAAGCTTCACAGAGAGTGAACCATTCAACCTAGTATTGCCGACTACTGAGAGTCCACCACCCACGGAGAGATTGTTGGAGAAGCCAGCATTTTTTTTGAACTGGAAACCCTTTGTCATTGTAGTGTCATGAGTAGTTAAGTCAGCCTCATCCTTGATAGTCTCGGAGAGCACGACTACTTCGTTTTCAGTAGAGGTAAGCTCAAGAGGTTTTTGTTCAGCTTGGACCACATAGTTGTTGCCAACTTCATCTACGGTGATTGCTTTGACGCTGTTGATAGTAAGGCTAATCATGCCGTCGGAAGCTATTTCTAACTCGGAAAGATTACTACCATATACTTTAGGAAGTAACACGGGACCGAAGATAGCAATGTTGTCTTTTTCAGGATATTGCCAATCTGCATTAGCAAGGTATGATTGCGCGGGGGAAATGTCATTGTTGTATGCAGTTTCTGCCGTCGCCATTTTTTATAATATTTATAGACGAAATTCAATATTCGAACATTTAAATGCTAAAAAAATATTAAAAATCACAATACAATTTCAATTTATGGTTGAATAAGTTAGAAAAAAAAGGTTTCATCCATGTAATACTATTATTTCTCTACTCCTTCGGTTTTGATGGGGAATCCTTTCAACGCAAATTTGGACGCATATGTGTTGCCAACAGCTTCAGATCGTGCATCCTCTACAATTAATTTTTCAAATATTATATCGGTGGCCTCTTTTGAGTATAGGGTCCACCTTTGGAACTCAACATCAGGAAATTCTCTGCTAACCTCGAGTGCAACTTTTCCGGCTGCAGATTTGTATATGTATTTTTTTTGAAAAATTTCGCCCTGTCTTTTCTCCTCATTCAGTACCTTTTTTCCTGTTTCTTCCACATTAGTGTATCCCGCTAAATCATAAAATTCACCTCGATCCACATGGAGGTAAAGCATATTCGTTTTTATTAATGATAAGATTAATTTGATTTGACTCAAATATGAAATATGCTTATAGCATGAAAGATCCAACTTCAATTAAACCAATATATAGTTTTATAAATCGACATTGAGGTATTGGAAAAAAATCACTTAAAAATAAGCCACTATATACATTGTATGAGCTGAGTCAGCTCATCTCAGCTCATACATCCTCTATAGCTCAGTTGGTAGAGCGAGCGGCTGTTAACCGCTAGGTCGTAGGTTCGATCCCTGCTGGAGGAGTCATTTTTATGACATTATTGTATGCTTTTGTCGTGTTGGCGCAATCGGATAGCGCGCGAGACTTCTAATCTCGAGGCTGCGGGTTCAAGTCCCGTACACGATGTTGCATTACAAATTGATCATAATTTATTTAATCTTCTTGAGGTGCATGCAGTCAAGACCGACAATGGTATCACGTTTCCCATTAACCCATTGGATGCCTACTGACCCTTTCTTGGTCAAGCCGAGGGCGTTAAGCCTGGTTACGAAACCCCGCATTTTTCTTTTATTGCATTCTACATGATCACCTATCTTGAAATCAAGCTTCATTTTTTATTTATCACGTATAATTTTTTCTAAATACTTAGATTTGAATTTTGAGTGCATTTTCAACTTTAAGGATCCAAAACATGATATTTAATATGTGATAATGAACACCTGTTTATATCTAGACGTAGAAACAAATGGCCATGGATCGTTTAGACCCGGTAAGCAGAGGATCGTACAACTAGCTTACATCCTCGGCGACATCGAAGTATCCAGATTTATAAAAGACGTTGAAGCCGTAAATCCTAAAGTACCGCATCCCTACGATATTGATTTTCTGCGATCAAATGGTGATGATTTTTACGAAGTAATCGACGAGTTCGGTCGACATTTGAAAAATTGCACCCATATTGTCGCGCACAACATAAAATTTGACCTTGGCTGCATTGTCAACGAGTTCATCGTGCGATCGGAAGGTAAAAGCGAGGATATCTACAACCATGAAAAATTTGGTCCATTGTTAGCAGAGATAAACAAAAAGACTCTGTACGATACGATGCTGTCGACTGTCAACGTCTGTAAAATAAAGTCGTCAAATGGAAATGGATTCAAATGGCCCCGACTCGAAGAGCTGTACAGCTTTTTGTTTCAACGGTCGCCTGATATAATTCTACACGACGCGTTAAACGATTGCAAGGTAACACGAGAGTGCTTGGAAGAGTTAATGGCTAGAAATCAAGCGAACTTGCCAAATGTACGGTCAAAATCGATTTAAAAATAAAATTTAATATGAATAATTAGAGGCTAATTAATGAATATCAATGGATTGTTCAATGGAATGAAAACTGCTTCAAAATCAACAGAAATTGAGACTGACATTGATATTCCAACAGACATAAGTAACTTTCCAATTAGAGACAAAGCAACGTTGAATCAGTTGTTATATAAGAACGAAATTCACAATAAACGATCGCTACCTAAGAACGATGACAAGAGGCCTCTGCATGAAATTTTGGTTACTAAAACGATTTCAAAGGGCGAACTAGACAAAATTATCGATGAAGATATCAAGAACTTGAAAGGCAAGGGATGGACTCAAATGCCTTTAAAGCTACGAAGAGAATTGCTTTTGGATTATTGTAATGATCATGATTTGAGTCTTGATGAGTCCGTTATTCTGACAATTTTAAAAGATCGAAGCTTGGTGAAGTACAGCAAAAAAAAAGCCCAAATTGAGGCGCTAAAAATTTGAGAAATATTTCCTCGATTATAAATAATAATAATGAATTCGAATTCGAATTCTCCTTATTCACAGTTAAATCAAGATTTATGGGTATTGGAGTTTTTTCAAAACAAGAGAAATGGAGTTTTCCTCGACATTGGAGCATTCGACGGCGTAAATTTATCTAACACATACCTTCTCGAGAAAAACTATGGCTGGACAGGCTTATGTGTCGAGGCAAACAGCGCAACATTCGAAAAGCTAAAAAAATCTAGGAATTGTGTGTGTGTAAATGAAATGTTATCAAATAAAGCTGGTAAAGTAGTTTCTCTCCAACGCATGGGGGAACTATCCTTCGGCGATTCGAAAAATGTCTTCAACATCGATGTGGATGAAATGAGAAATGCGCATGCAGACTTAGACACTTCTATAGAGCACCATGTTACAAACACTCTTGTGAACGTGCTAGAGACAAACGGCATTCCTAAGATAATTGACTATTTAAGCATTGATGTGGAGGGGATGGAACTAGAAATTTTGGAGAATTTCGATTTCGCGAAATACCATGTCAACTTAATCACAATCGAGCACAACGCTGCTCACATTGGGATGAAGTACAGAAATGAACTGCATGACTTATTATCGGCAAAGGGTTTCAGATTTGTGAAAGGAAATGATAACGTACAAGGTTGGAGAGATGATTTATTCTACATAGAGGATTTCTATGCGAATGAAATCATTAAGTGAATTCATTTTTTTGTCAGTATGGGTATTGCGCGTTGAATACAATCCATTTTTTCTATCTTCACGATAAAATGATCAAAACCATAAAAGTTCTCTTTCGTCAGCAGTTTTCAGCTTTAGCGATCCTTCCTCGAAATCAACATTTGATACCTTTCAATCAGGGGTTCAAAGTCGAATTGAACGTTCAGCATGATAGCAAAATGATAAGATTGGTTACCAAAGCGATGACGACAGAGGAGAAGATTGATGTATTCATGCGCCACAAAGAAATCCTGCGCAGAGCATACCCAAACTACAGCGTAATGGAAAAGCATTACTGACTCTACCCTGCAATGTAACGAATAGCGCAAGATATAAACTTAAATAGACTCTTTCAATCCTGATTTACATGAGAGAAAATGATTTAAACATTTCACATTTTAAGTTAAACAATGTCAATTGAAACAAAAACTAAAATAAAACGGCCTCCTCCTCCAACTTTGAAAAAGCACTTTGGAGATGACTTGACCGAGTTACAAGTCGGTATCGACGAAGCAGGGCGAGGCAGCTTTGCAGGGCCAGTGTTTGCGGCTGCAGTCATCCTAGACCCCAACATTGATGATCCTGAAATAAAAATGATCAAGGATTCTAAACGACTTTCAAGGAAAAAACGCGATGAATTGAGAAAATATATCGAGAATAATGCAATTGCATTCTCAGTGCAAAGCTCCAGCTCAGTTGTTATTGACGAGATCAACATATTACAAGCAACTTATAGAGCTATGCATCAATGTCTCAAACATTTGAGTCTATTGGGAATGAACTATGATAGAATCTTAGTCGATGGCGAAAATTTCAAAGCGTTCGCCTGTAACGTTCATAATTGTATCCCTAAAGGCGATAATGAATATTTATGCATCGCTGCTGCATCAATACTGGCGAAGACACATCACGATGAATGGATTGACAATGCTTGCAAACAGGATCCCGATCTAGATGTAAAATACAAATGGTCAAAGAACATGGCATACGGCACGAAAGAACACCGCGACGGGATCAGACAACACGGAATATGTGATTTACATAGAAAAACGTTTGTCAAAAAATACATCTGAAAAAGAATTTTAAAATAGTTGTTTACATTTTTCTGGGCCACTTACTTTGTAGGGCTCCGATTCAATCCGATCAATACATTTTTGTACTCAATTCCGTAATCGAATGCTAATTCCTCATCTTGATAAATATCCCTCTTTGCATAGAACATGAGTTTACCTTTTAAAGCACCTTCATTTGCGCATGTAATTACGATGACGTTTTCATGCTCTTCGGATAGTGCACAGTTCATGAACCTGGTAAAATTCGATTCATGGATGTTTTGCCCGTCTACGCTCCATTCTTTTGATTCTGTTCCGTTTGGAACACGTACGTGGAAGGCATAGGGACCTTTATGGTCTGCATCACATATTGTTCCAACATAATTTCCTAAAAACGTGCCCTGAGGAATATTCTTTCTTGCGAACAATCCTAAACCGGCGTTTGGGTATTGTATGCTGTAACTGATATAACATGAGGGATGTATGTACATGATTTTATCAATTAAAGTAAGGTCTACTGGTTGCATCGTGTGTTTGACAGAATCACTGAGCGTTTTTTGCATTTGATATTCAACGAGAAAATATCATAGAAATCAACTCAAGCTCAGGAGTTTCGTTCGTAGTTCATTCTTCATGCTAACATCGTTCATTTTTCTGAACAGCACCTCTATGGCTTTCGCCAACTTCGTGTCGTCCTTGCTGTAACGTGCACCCCTAGAGTCAGCATTAAAATCTACGTCTACGTCATTATTCCCTCCTCCTCCAACGCGCTGGCGAACGTTTCGATCTTGGCCTTGATCATGGTCCTCTGCCTGTCGTGGCCGGACACCATTTTGTTGAAATTCCGCCATCCTGGGATTGATATCGACTGGTCTCAGGTATTCTCTATTCCTGGCATTAACGTCAGCTCCCGCCTCGATCAAGGCTCGAGCGACATCCAGGCGATTCATCTCAGCGCTCTTGTGAAGAGGGGTCTGGCCAAATCTATCCTTGGCGTTCACGTCAGCTCCCGCCTGTATCAAGGCTCGCACGACCTCCAGGTGTCCATTCAAAGCACTCCTGAAAAGAGGGCTACGGCCCATATCGTCTTCCTTGGCGTTCACGTCAGCTCCATTGTCGATCAATAACCGCGCGACCTCCAGGTGTCCATACTCAGCGCTGCTGTGAAGAGGGGTCCTGTCATATTTCCCCTTGGCGTTCACGTCAGCTCCCGCCTCGATCAAGGCTCGCGCGACCTCCAGGTGTCCCTCCTGAGCGCACATGTAAAGAGGGCTAACGTCATTATTCGTCTTGGCGTTCACGTCAGCTCCCGCCTCGATCAAGGCTCGCACGACCTCCAGGCGTCCATACATAGCGCTCCAGAAAAGAGGGGTTCCAACTACCTGGTCAGTAAATTCAAGACCGTTGTAACCGTGCGTAACAGCACTCGGCATCGCGTTCACGAAAATATGTGGCGCTGCGAGGAGTTCTCTAACAATTTGTATGTTGCCGTTTACTGAAGCTTTACGAAGAGGTGTGTTTCCAGATTGATCACAAATATTCACAGACACGCCTTGATTTATGAAACGCTTGACCAACTCCAAATTTCCATCTTCGGCAGCTTTGAGAAAGTCCTGCATCTTTTCGTTTCGATCAATCTCTGCCGAGGCGATTAAATTGATCAGCGCCTGGTCGGCCGGACTCGGCGACCCGGCGTAATAAAATTCGTTGTATTCGGCACTGTCCAATACTGTCTGAATTGTATGTATTGTATTATTATTTTTGAATTGTATGATGCCGACATCTGCTCCTGCGTCCAGCAATAACCTTGCAATGGCGAGGTTTTCTTGACTTAATCCATCGTCTTTCGGCCTGACTTCACATAATTGGTGCAACGCAGTCCTACCTCCCCTAACCCAATCTGTATCATGTTGGGGGGTGCTCCTATGAAATTGTCCGGCGTTCACGTTCACGTTTGGTGCCGTCAACAAAAGCTTGATAATCTCAGTCCGACTGCCGACAACTTCAGATTTATCCAGAGCGGATAAGTAATCTATGCGAGCTAATCGTACTTCTTCACCCCGTTGTGTAGCATAGAATCCCTGTGGATTCGGGTCATGACGATCCGGTGGGTTGAGTACATCGTCCAAATCCAAATAATGGGGGTTATAGATTGTCGTTGCGAACATCATTGCATTGTCATATTTTCCTTTTCCAGAACCAGGATCCTTAATCATTTTGTTGACGTCGTATCCCAATTCAATCAATGCCTTAATCCATGGTAAGTATTCCGAAGGTCTCAATTTGGCTTTGAATATGGAATAATTCATTATATTTGATGTCTGCATTGATCTGCCATTCAAATCAAATGAAGAATACGGTACGTACTTGCTGAAATGTAATTGTGCATACATGTCAGCACCATCCAGGATAACTTCTTTTACGCGGGACAATGCGATTGCGGGATCGTCCTCTGTGTTGTTATGACCGTTATCCGGTCTCGTACCGATCGTTTCGCAGAGCTCTTCATTCAGTGTGTCCTGATTGTGCGCCTTCGCGCCTCGGTTTCTTAGGAAGTCTCCTAGCATACCATCTCTATCTTCAATCATCTTGAGTGCGTTCATACCAACGCTGGGATCGATTTTGTTGACGCGAGCACCTGCCCGGAGAGCTGTTTTGACATGCTTGGTAGACAAAAGTCTAGCGGCATGCCATAATCTTTCTTGGGGATCCATCACGGCAAGGGTGTCCTCGCGAACTTCCTCACTAACGTCCAAGAGAGAGGATCTGTCGTCCCTATTCAGCCTCCCGACGACGTCGCGCATCACGTCGGGAGGGAAACTAGGGTCGTCGATTATCGCCCCGGCTTTCATCATGGGCTTGTACACCCCCTTCTTGACCTTCAGCAGTTGTGCCTTGCGTTTAGATCTCCCTCCGCCCGAAAATAGGGTTCGCGGTTCAGAAGAAGATGCGAGCGGGTTGAAAACCTCCACGTTCAATCCGAGGGTTTTGGCCACTGCGGCGAGATCAGAGACGTCCACGCCTTTCAGATTCTTATGCCATGCCGCGAGCGTCTCCGCGTAATGCTTAGACTTGCGGATGGCGGCGACCGGTCTTGTCCGCAACTTATGAAAGTGAGACGACAGATAAAGATAGTCTAGTTGAGACGAATCATCCATTAATTTGATTGGAATGGAGGTGAATTGACCTAGATTTTTATTTATGTATGTTTTCAAATCACCCATCCTCACTGTTACGTAATAAGGAGAAAAAAACAACATATGAATGTGCATTGCTCTGTTTTTGATTCCCAAGCTGGGCTTCATTCCAGGTGCGTCATATCCGAGTGATCTCGTCAGGAGTTGCGCAAGTCGGGGAAAAATATATATATGGTGATATTCAAATGGGTATTCTCGACATCGATTATGATAATCTTACAGTGACCAAAGGACGAGTAAAGGATAGAATTGTGTACACTATAGACAACTTTTACAAGTATCCACGATCTTTAGTGAATAAATTCAACAGCGCAGAACATGAATGGGATATTGATGCTAAGGCTTATCCAGGAAAACGTAAATACTTTCATAGTGTGCTTGATAAAAGTGAAGTGGAAAAACATCTAGAAGATGTGCGGAAGTGCAAAAATGTAATTTAAAAAAGTTGAGAATCATTAATGAACTTGGCGGTCAATCCTCCAAAGCTGTGACGAATAAAATCGTTAGCCAACTGAACATCAATGCATCAAACATTGTGTTCTCTTTGTCAACATACACCCAGCTGAATCTCAATGTATTTCCGTAAATCATAAATGTCAAGAACGTAATGCATACCATCAAGATTTGATCCCGATTCTTAAATTTGATATTTTTTGAATCCAAAAATTTTCGAGTTCTTTTAAATATGGCTGATACGACTATCACATCGATGCATACCAAGACGAAGAACCTCACTATCTGGAAACTTAAGAATTTTTCAAGCAGATATTTAGATCTAGTTCTTATATCGCTCAATGGAACTTCAACTCCATTGAATCGATCCTTCGCAAGTAATATATCGAGGGAGTATGATAATATGTTTGCGAACAGAAATGTAATTAAATACAGAATTAAGTCTTTATTTTTAATTTTCGTCTTCGATGTCAAGTAGATCAACAATTGAGAAAGCCCATTAGACACTATGGAAGTTACAATCCCGCGTGAGGACTCAAGCGTTGTTAATGCAATTAAATGTTTCATATTGTTCTATGATTTGTGAAGAAAAAAAATGGTGACGACCGGTTATGCTGTAAACCTGAATTTAGTAATCCAGCTCGATCCATCATACTTTTCAACTATTAAATCGTCGCTGTCTTCTTTAAATCTCCACTTACCGTCTTTTTTTACCGGAACACTGTCTATATTTGTGATGAAGTTAGCATCATTGTTGAACAGACTTATGTTTACTTGGGAGGGGTCTGAATTCAGCCACGGGTAAAGATCGTTTTGCAACGTTGAAAGTGTACCGTTGAAAGCATTCACTGCAACATTATTTTTAAAGTTGATAGAAGTGAGATTGACAGTCTCAAGATCTGCGTTCGACCTAACCATGAAGCCAGCCGCAATATTTAAATCTTGAACTGATACTGTGTCTGCATTTATGATGTTAACACCAGTTAAATTATTCTGTTCGTCGATCCTGATGTTATTGAACTTTGTCTCACCAACGACTTGAAGTATTTTACCATTTTCTACATTGGAGGTACCTATTCCAACAAATTCCGGGGTACCGTTGACGTTAGAGGTACCAAAGTGTAAAGTATTGTTATTTTGCTTCCAAACCACTTGGGCATCGAAAACTGGACCGTTGACGTCATAGCTAGCGGCTATCGGTGGGCTATTATAGAAAGGAATATCAGCAAGTTCTGTAGTGTTTCCCATTACGCCACCAATTCCAAGTCTTGCCATCAATCGTTTTTTGGTTTCAACCCCTGTACCGTGTTGCTTCACAATATCAAGAGTATCCCTTGCTTGATTATATTGCATTGCGATCCTGACTTGATCGTTAGATTCTCCGCCATATGCTTTCTGTTGAAAAATTACACTGCTCCCAACGTAAACATTCGATGCGGTTTTGACTTGATCGTCGAACTCAACATTGCCAACGAATTGTGTTTTGTTAGTAGAATGTATTTGCAATGCCTTTTCGGACGACAGCTTAGCTGCCCCGAGGGTATCGTGTAATGTCAAAGAATTGAGCTCTAGATAATCTGCATTCAGGCTCATTTTTTCTTTTGTAGTGTCAAGTATTGTCTGTGTGTCTGAGTCAGAAATTGCTAAAGAATAGTCCAAGTTAGACGCCGCATCGTTTGATCCCACGAAAAATTTCAGCTTCCTTGACACACGAATCTGCAAATCCTCTGGATCTGCTGCACCCGAGCCGTCATGATGATCCGGGGTGAACAGCCTATTTGTAATGATAGTGTTAAACTGTGCATATTCTGCATGGTCATACTGAACCCCGTCGTTTCTGAAGGGAAAACTTGTGTCCAAACCCTGATAAAACTCGGGCACATTCAATTGATTAGCCATTTATTATTACTTAAAAATCATATAAAGATCTGACATCTCGAAATTAAATGTTTAGATCGCGTTTTGAATTACTAATGAGTTTTTATGAAAATATGTCTGCATACTTTCGTTGATTCTTGAAGCAACAGAATTTCAACTCTATAAAGTGGTCTTGATTTTGAAAATCGTATAAGTTTCCTTCGTAATCTGTGAACGAAATGTCGAGAGTGTTCATCGCTGGGATTGGTGGATTATAATGCTTTACGTAGTTGGAATCGATGAATTTATTCTCGAGATCGTCTTTCTTTATCAAAGCAAAACTCTTATGTGTTGTAGTGTTCTCACTGAAATTCACAGATGATTTGCCTAAATTCATAATTATATATTCATCCTTACGTAAGTCAACTTTATAAGGTAAAGTAAATCCTTGAGTTATATCGACAATATTTATTGTATGATCCTCTGGTTTAAATCCTATCATTTTCATCAGCTTAGATTTGTATGTGACTGATAGTTGGTCATAATCATTTTTCCTTTCCCTAGGGCCTTCGTTTAATATAACGACACTTTCAGGAGTTATATTTTCTGTCACGTCAATTACTAATTTTTGCTGTTTGCTGTTTATGTTAAATCTAAAGGGGGCTTGGACACTGCTTAACTTTTGATTGAGTTCATTACATAACTCATCTATGTTGTTGTAATCTCCTTCATCTACGTCAAAAGATTTCTCGACACCGTCTTGAGTGAATGTAAAATCATTGTTACCCTCTGTCACGAGATATTTTGTAAAAGGAACATTGAAACTCACTAATTCAACAGATTGGACGTCATGAATGTTCTCAGATAATTTTAACTGGTACTTATTTGGAGAAGGAAAACATGTGTGATTTCTATCACGACTGTCGATAACGTATCTATAGAAGCGCTTTGGTATATCAACTGTTGCTATCTCTGGGGGTCTTATCAATCCGTTTTCTTTATAGAAATCTTTAGCATTCGGTGGGATCACTCTCTTGTCGAAGTGCTGCATTCTTACCCAGAATTTAAATTATATGAATATAATAATTTTTAACTTTAAGATATTCTGCGCGCATCATCATTCACAACACACGACTATGTTAAAATTCATCCTCGATAACATTGCTTTAATCATCCTATTTGTCACATTTGTATGGTATGAAAAGGACAATGCTCAAGCATTTGAAATTAATAAGGAGCGCGGTGCTTTGAACAACTACATAAACATGTTCTCATGTGTTGAGCGCTGCATTCAGGATAGCCTCGACCAATACTCAGAAAATATTCATGAGCAACAGCAATTCAGATTTGGATGCATCAAACCTTGCTACAAAGATGTGTTTCTGCCCAATATCATCCAGCTAGATTGAAAAAATTAACTTAAAGACTTGATAACTGAAGATTTATAGCTAAATAAATATGAATAACTATGCAAACCTGTACATAAATCCTCAAAAGTGTGCATGCGACAAAAGTTTAATTATAACCGATGACCAAACAGGGGACGTTGTGTGCACAGGCTGCGGTTTGGTGCAAGATGAAAGAGTCGCACAATATCAACCCACTTTCGATGCACATGATAGAGAGATAACGATGGAGACTTCAAAAGATCAATATTTTGAAAACAAACAGATATCAACTATGATTTCTATGAAATCGACTAAACATAATAAAAATGGATTCATGAGAAAACTTCACATGCAAACTTCTATCAACCAAAAACAGGCATATAGAAACAAAGAGTTCGAAGTCATTGAAAGATTATGCACGAATCTATCGACAACTGATAATGTGTCTACTGACGCAAAGCACTTTTTCCTTGACTTATGCAAGAAGAAGATTTATAGGGGGGTTAATAGGAAAGCTATGATGGCATGCTGTATTCTTAGAGCATTATCTATGAACAATTTAGTTCGGGATATTCATGAAACAGCTACAGCATGCGAAGTTTCAAAAAGCACATTGACCAAAAACATCAATACTTATGAAAAGTTGATGGGGGTTAAAATCCTTCGAGAGGGGAAATGCGATGAAATTTACAGGTATCTGCAGAAGTTAGGAGTCACAAACAATCAAGAGATGTGTCAAATATCAAACTCAGTAATCAAACGGCAAAAGTGTCTTATAAAACTTGATGAGTTCCAAGGTAAAAGTCCAAAAATTATCATCGCCATAATTCTCAAGGAATTGAGTTTCGATAAAAAAGACATATGTGAAGCACTGAATGTTTCAATCACTGGATTCTGAATTCATTCGCTGCTGACATGGACATGTATTCACTCGATATAGCTTTTTAGAACACTTTATTATTTTATCACAATCATAACTCCCTGATGATATTTTTGTACTTACTCTCATAAGCGCCAAGACCGTCTTGTTTTTTCCTTGACATTTGTTTCTGTCTTTAAACGACGAATTCAGAATTTTCTCGCAAATGTTTTGAATCAAACTTGTTAATTTTGATAGCTTTCTAATGAGATCATCTGGCATATTCATATCATACCACTGTAATTGCTTGTATTCTTTCCAGATGCCCTCACAACCATGTTTCTTAATTCTTTGGCAACATCTAGGACAACGATCGACGTAAATTATATCATTCAAGTACACATCCCTCGCTAGCATGCATATAAGCAACTCTTCGTCATCTCCAAATTTCTCCACGTTTTTTATCGTGTTGCTAATCAATTCATCCATTTCATAATATCCAACTTAACTTGTTATGATATAAAGTACAACATAGGATAAATTTAAAGTCCGCCATTCTTTGAGATTTCAAAACTAAATTTTTATTTGGTTTAATATTTTTAATCATTTCCAGAACTCAAAAATTATCAACTAAATCCTCAAGTAGCTTTGAAGATTTTTCGATCTCGGCTATTTCTTTAGTGTATTCCTTCAACGTACCCTTCTCGAGCAACATTCGGGCTTTCGTAAACTGCTTGTAGAATATAAATGCATGCCCTGTCGAAACCCCTATAAATATTGTCATCCTGACATACATATTGAAAGTCAGAAGTGATAATGCAAGCATTCCATATACAATTGCCGCTATATTTCCTACCAAGATCATCTTGTGACGACATTTATTCGCTTCTTTATACACTTTTAGTAAGCCCTTATAACAACCTGCTCGAATATATTCATTTTTCACATATCCTTGTAAACAGGTTTTACTTTTTTGAAGGCGATCATTGTCTTCCTCCAACAAATCCCTATCATTCTTGATATTCTCATGATCCTTCAGTAAAGAGGTGTACTTCGCCTGAATGGCATTATTTTGGAAAATTATATATGCCGTCGAAGTATCGTCCTTGTTCATCACGTTTTTATCGAGGTCATCTTGCTTGAAGAACAGGTGAACAGGTTGTGAGTTAGAGTTCATCATATTCTGATAACAATACGCTTTATCCATAAATGCTTTTTCAAAATCAAAATACAGAGACCCATAACCTGTAGACTTTATTTTTTTCGGAAAATTAAAAACGATCGTTAACTTTTAGAACCTGTCCCATCTTTAAAGTCGAATGGTGTTATCTTTCGAGATGAAAAAAGTCATTTGCTTTTTCATTTTCGAAAAAGTTTTTTGAAAAAAATTTTTTTTTTTTAAAATAGAAATCCAAATTTCAAAATTGGACATATATATACGAAAGTTACTAATATTTTTTTAGTTTTTTAGTAACTAGTAGAAAACTTATTTAAAATTAATATGTAAATGTTAAGTAATAAAATTGCTTAGTAGCAAACATGGAAAAAACTAGTAATATTTTCAAGTGCCCACACTGTGATTACTCAACTCCTCGAAAATACAATTTACAACTGCATCTCAATAAGAAAACTCCGTGCAAACCGAAAGAAATTGAGAGCACAAATATCCAAGCCGCCAAAATGACAATGAAAATGGTCAAAATGACAATGGAAGATTGTCAAAATGACAAACCGTTGGTCAAAATGACAATGACGAATTGCCAAAATGACAATGAAAATGGTCAAAATGACAATCATAACCCGAATTGTCAAAATGTCAATGAAAAGACTTTGGAAATGTCAATGGATGATTGCCCGAAATTTAAATGCTTTCATTGTGATAAAGAGCTTTCATCAAAGAGGAGTTTAATGAGACATCAAAAAATTTGTAATGGCGTACATTCACTGCAATGTCCAATTTGTTTAAAGGTTTTCTCTCACAGAAATGCGAAGAATAACCATATGAAGACTGTTGTATGTAGACCAGTTATGGAAACATCGAATCAACCTACAGATACAGTTGAAAAATTAGCAGCCACAATACAAGAGCTGAAAGAGACGATTAGCAATATGCAAGTAACTCCAAGTAATCAAGTCATCCACAACAACACGTACATTGACAATTCTACCACTAATGTCATTCATCTGAATAACTTTGATTCACCGTCACTATCACATATCACTCCTCAAATGATCGGTGAAATGTATCTGAAATCTGATAGAGAGCTTCCACGCATGATAGGACACGCAGTGAGGAAGATATATAAAGAACACCCAGAAAATGACACCATTCGTTTTAAATATGGGAACCAGGCGGGGTTCGCTGAGGTTCGACAAGATGATGAGACTAG